CACCATAGTTGTTTCCATCAAATCGCACAGTGTCAACAATGTAATAACCGCCATAGGTATCATGTTTCAATTGCAACAAACTATTAGGCCGGGCCTTTGGAAGCATGACGGCCCCAATGGTGAGTTGTTTTGGCAGCACCATCAAGTTGTCAGCAATGGCTTGAGCTGCTGATTCCTCGGTACCATCTTCCAACACGATTTGTAAAGTTTCTTGGGTCATCCCCACAGTGTCGGTGGTATCCTGAACATTCAAAAGGCCACTATCTGTATCCAAATACAAGGCTTCAAAATCAGAAGATTTTCCTGGAGCATAAACCACCAACTCCGCAATGTCCACAAATAACCCCATTTGATGAGATTGCAAAATCTTACGCACATAGTCGAGTGCACCCGTTACTGATCCAGCATACACCCAGCCATTGGGCAGCATAAACGTGGCAGAAATACCCGAGCGAACCAACCCCAATTTATCCCCAATGTAATCAATCACCGTATTGATTGGAGTGCCCTTAGCAAAACTCACCGCAATGGGAGTAAGGCTGAAAGGTTTATCCTTGGACCGCATAGCTATGGCATTTATGGTGGTTACCCAGTCGGTCCCGGCCTTTATTGAGGACCCATGGATAAGTGACCCAGCATAGATTAATCCAGTGTCCTGATCCTCATAGCCAGCAGACAACCTAATGTTGGAACCTGCTTGTGCCAACATTGCCCGAGTTTTGGAATTTGCGTTGTACACCGTAAGTTCGGCAGCATTATTGTTAAACACATTAGACCGGGTGATATGAAAATCAATATCCAATTCGGATACAGTATCTTCCACCCAAGTCCAAGTGTTGTCTTTATATGCAATAGGTGACCGCACCACTAATTCAAGCACTCTACCCCAAGCCATTGTTAGACCTCCATTCATTCACTTCATCCGAAGAGGCCCAACACAACATCCAAGCATCCCCCAACCCTTCGTACCCAATGGGTTCTTGAGTAGTAGACACCACAGGAAAAACAAACAAATCGCCTTCAATTGGTTTGGCTGAAACATATTGATTTAACAAAGGCCAATTGGGTACAACTTTGATGGAATCCAAAGCATCCCCATTGCTGTTGGTCACAGTGATAAACCAGAAATTACTGCGGTCATTGTACACCAACCGTAAGGTGACCATTTCATCACCCAACTGAATCCTGAATTGCTGATCAGCCGAAACCGATGGATCAAAAGGTATTACGTCCATACTTAACCACCCTTGATGGACACGCTGGCCAATGTAATTTGTTTGTTACGCACTTTTTGACCATTATTTTTCTTTACTGCAGCCTTTTTATTCGTTGTGGTGTCCATATTTTCGGGTTGAATTTGGGCGGTTACTGAAACTTCAGTGGTAGTGGCCTTTTTGATCTCTTGAAATGTCACCGTAAACTCTAAGGCCTCTCCACTGTTTTCATCTCGGCCCGTGGAAACATTGGTGATGGCCACGTTTTCATAGGTTTCCAGGCACGTGACGATGGTGACTAATTGCTCAGCTTTCCATAATTGCTTCAATATTTTCCATGCCTCAAGAGGTCGATTGGTTTGGACCACTTTTTTAGCAGCTTCCAACCGATCTTCAGTGCTCTGGTTAGGTATATACTTGGTGTCATCGTCATGGATGGAATGGTTGGTCACCAGCCCTCTAAGAGTTCCTGAACGCAACTCAGCCCGTAAATTATCGCTGATGGTACCCCCGGTCTCTACAGGATGACTGGACACCGTGGAAGGCAAACTATGATTCTCATTCAAAATGAGATCCAGGGTTAAACTCCCAACTTTGTAACCTTTCAATTTAAAAAATAAAGAGGTGGGAGCTTTGGAAAGTTCTGGCTTTTCGTTGAATAAACTGATCAAACTAGCAATCATAACTTTACCGAGCCCCCACCAATACTTTACGCAATTGAATATTAAATTGTGCCCGCACTGCGGTATCCGCAAGATCCACTACTTGCTTATTGGATAGCCCGGACTTTCCATCTCCCTTGGCATTGTTGATTTCCATCTTCAATTCATTATTGATATTCATTGTTTTAGTGCCCGAATCCGCAGCCGTCTTTTTAAGCTGGGCTTCCACGGCACCACTGCTAGAATCCACCATAGCTTTGAAATCCGGGGGGGCTTCCGACCCATTGCTATTACGCCGGGCGGCATCATCAATCACTTCACCCGAAACCTTTTTCATCCTTTTTAATAGGTCAATGTTATCGGTCAATCGCTTTTTGATGGCCTGAACTTGCTTGTTGTCATCCCCATAGCCTTGGGCATTCATTTGTTTTATAAGGGCTTTATCATCCGCAATTTCTTGAGCTTTATCCGCAGTGTAGGCTTGTACACGCTGGCCTTCATTAGTCCATGATTGCTCTTCATTGATTTGTTCCAACTCATCAATCTTTTGCATTGCCCAAATAATGCCCATCAAAGCGATCCCAAGCACTCCCATGGCCAACGTGGAAGATGTTGCGAATGCCTTCATAGCCAGCCCAGCCTCTGCTGCTGCAAACTTGATCCCACCCATAGACCACGCAACTTTAATATTGCTCAAATACAGCTTGAGATTGGCCAATGCCAACGCTTGAGTAGTGCCTTTAGCAATCAGGGTAGCCCGTGACAACGACAACAATCCAAGCCCTGCCTGGATAATCATTTTAATGTATCCAGCTCCCCACAAGATAGCCCATGTGACTAAAAATGCCTTAACAATTGCTTGATTCTGAGCAATCACATTAAATATGGCCAACACCCATGCCAACACCTGAACCAAATTATTGGCCAGATCTACGATTATCTCAGCCCAATTATTTCCACCTGCGGCCATTTGATTAAACTGGGCTACAATGGGGCTTAAATCAATGGCCCCTAATGCCTTAACAATGGCCTTTAGTGTGGGCATAAACGGATCTATGGCCTTAATCAAGGACATTTTCAAATTATCAGATGCGGTAGAAACTACCCCTTGCCAGGTACCCGCCTGATTTTTCAAATTTTCAAAATACATGCCACCCTTAGACGTAGCGATTTTGAAAGCATCCGCCACGGCCTTGGCTGAAATCTGCCCGGCGCTCATTTTTTCTTTGAGCTTGGCAATCGAAATTCCAGTGGCATCTGACATAACCCGCAGTGGGTTAAAGCCCTGGTTGATGAGTTGCAGCAAATCTTGCCCCATCAATTTACCAGTAGACTGGATTTGTCCATAAACAAGAGCAAGCCCACTGAACCGCTCACTATTTGCCCCGGCTACATCACCCAACTGATGCAAAATTCCAAGCACATCTTTGGACTCCACCCCAAACCCCAAAAGAGTTTGAGTGGCAGATGCGGCATCCATTGTTTCAAACGGAGTTTCACCCGCAAACTTGTTTAAGTCCCCCATCATTTTAACAGCAGCTTCACTGGACCCTAGCATGGTCTTAAATTGAGCCGTTAAGGACTCCATTTGACCCGAGGCCATCACAGCCGATTTACCAATGCCTAACACAGCCGCACCAAGAGCTAACCCACCAATAAACCGTTTGAATTTGGTCAATTGGTCTTGGCCCTGTTTGATCCCAGAGGGATCTACAGTAAATCCAAGCTTAGTGAGTAGTTCCTGAGCAACCATCAGTCATCCTTTTTCGGCTGAGTGAATTCATTATGAGCTATTTGGTGGTGTTCTCGCATGTCCAAATACGCATTGAATGTAGCCACATCTTCTAAATCCCATTTGTTCACTTCAGACAAGGCTTGACCCCCATCAATTACACATCTCCAAATGGGCCATACATCATCCAATTCGGGGGATAATTTACCGACTACTCCGATTTGACCCCAATCGGATTGGGAACGCTGGAAACCTTTAATGAGGTAGGCATTTTCAACAGGCCTCCAAAGGTCTCCGCAAGAGCAAAAGGGCTGAATTTATTGTACCTCCAGGCCGCAATAAGCACCTTGTACATTAAGGGTAGATCACCCTCAAATACCGTTAATTTGGAGGACTTGTCCAACAAAACCGCACCCTCACTTTTAGAGATCCAGGTGACAAATGCCAACGTGTCCTCAATCATCATCGTAAAGGTAGAGTCATCCAGGCCTTTGATAGATCCTGTGATGGCTTTAGCAAAAAGATCCATGTCTAGATCAGTGGACCCATCCTTATTGGTAGATGATAAATCCTTAATCCCACTAATCAATGGGGTCAATAAAGCCATAACCTTTTTGTCAAGTTTGGCCGCGCGCAAAACTGGCATGGGGCTAAACTCAAAGAGCTGCCCCCCAATTTCGATCTGCTTATTTTCCAACATGTACAACTCCCTGTTATAATTTATGTTGTGTTAGTTATTTCCACCGTCAATATAGGCCGCAGGACCCGTATCCAAACGCCACTCACGATTCCCCAAACTATCCCCCCACTCACCTTCGGGCGGTTTGGCAATCCAGGCTTCCGGGGCTTCAAAAAGAGTATCCCCAAGCATATCCTTGACTGTCAAAGGCATCGTGCCTAAATTGGACAGCTGATCTGCCGTATGGAGCAACGAAAGTTTGGTGTTGAGTGGGCTGGTTTGACGCAACGTCACCGTGACAGCATAATCGTAAACATTCTTGTTTACCCGGTCAATCCCACCATCAGCACCATGGCGCTTTTCAAACGCATCCCCGGAGGACCCGGCGATTTTCAAAAAAGTACCATCTGCCCAACCAGAAATAGTCATGGTACCCCATGTAACAATGATCTTTTTAGGGTCGTATGTTCTTACTGCCTTATCCATGATTTACTCCTTACACCGAAAGGGTGCCTTGAATGCCCACGTGTTGAATTGCGCCCAAATAATCACCCTTGAAAGTAACATTGGGCAAAGTGCGGGTGGCCCGCGATGCTTGAGGTACATCTGCATATGCTGGATACCCAACACTGTAAGTATTGTCTTGCAAAATTTCACGATCAACCGCATCAGCCAGCACGCCTTTAACGATCCCGGCGATCCCAATAATTCCACCATCCCCAAAGGGGACCTTGCGTTCATTTACGAGTGAACTAAACACTTGTGAAACCATTTGGGATTCAATCCAATCGGTCCCAATCATGATGTCAATGTATTCACCCGAAGCCATTACACCCTCTGCCGTGATGTTTACACCCCCGGTGGTTTCGTATACATTGCAATTCTTAGCCACGGCTGCCGCACGCTGACCAGTGCTCAAATCGTCCGGGGTAACTCCCACCAACGTCTTGAACGCATATGTGCCAATATCCGTATCTGCATATGGAAATTCATGTCCGATCCAAGCCGCTTCAGCAGATTCATCGGATTTAGCTGCCGCATGATAGATCACAAACGTACGATCGTATGCCAAGGCTTTCAAAATCGAGGCTATATCTGTAGATTTGGTGGCATCCAAAATATCCAAATTGCTGGACTGAATCCCCATGATTTTCTTGTGGGATTGAGTCCATGCCGATGCTTCGGTGTAATCCGTATCCTCGGTGCCATCAGGAATAATCACCAAACCATACCATTCATTGTTTTCGGCTGCAATCGCAGTAAGGGCCTCGGTCCAACTTGCATCCAACGCATCTTTACGACCCACTCCAAATTTGGACACCGTAGGACTCTGGGACATAATTGCCAAAGCCTTTTTGTATTCAGCATCCGTGGTGAGCCACCCATCTTCCAACATTTCATCTGTGTCTGCATACCACCGAAAACGTGTAAATGCAGTGGTGGTTTTGCTAGTAGCAAACTCACCCACAATCAAAGCGTACCCAAACGATTCCTGAGCCACTGCCTTGGTTTCACGGGTAATTGCTATTGTGATATAATCCTTCATTGCCATTATACACCTCCAAGGTTATTAACAAATTCAACATGTTCAATGTAATTCGCATTGCCACTATCTCCACGAGCCACGGCCAAATGCAAAGTCATCATATTTTCGTGCTTCCACTGGGATTCTTGAAGCCTAGGCATAGCTGTAGGCCCCTCATGGGTTAGCACCGATACTCCAGAAGCTGCAAACAATTCCTGAGCCTCATAGGTATCCAATGCCTCTAAAATCAATAACAATAATGAGCCATCACCGTTGGTTTCCCATATCTGAAGATCCACTTTGTAATCCCGCAAAACGGGTTCAATTTCAGCTGGATCACTACTCATGTAGGCTGGGCGACCCACTGAATCCCAATTGTCATCAATCTGAATTGCCAAATAGGTACCCACTGGAGGGGTACCGTTGTCATGAGTTGGTATCACCGGGGTGGTTGTGGCCACCGAAGCTGTAATCCACCCATAAAAAAGCAAATACAAACCATCAGAAGTCATCATACCACAACACCTCCGATGTCCACCGCCAAATATTTGTAATGAGACAAAATGTCGCTTTGATTAGGAAATGCAGTCACTATTTCATACCGCCTACCACCCCAAGGTACAATGTCCCCAGAATGGTCGCTGCCCTCTTCAGCTGATTGCAATACTGTGCTGCTGTAAATCTTGATGCTTCCTTTGTCCTTACGGCCCACCGGAAGAAAATCCAGGTCTTTGCCCCTGGCGGGTTGAATACTGCCAGAAAAGACACTTTCTGTCTCAACGGGCACCCACTTACCCAGCACGCGTGATCCGCTCACCTGAAAATATGAATGATTTGATGGAAAAAGCGTGGGCATTAATGCATCTCCACTTTATGAGTGATGGATGCCCGCATTAAACCAGTGTCAATCAATGGCTTGGAAGAGCCCTTTTGACGTATGGTTTCGGCGGCATTCGGCACAAATTGACCACGTCTAACAGTAGTTTTCATTTTGCCTTCGTACCAAATACCCAATCGAGATAATCCCATATGGACCGTTACTTTTCCAGAAGTCACCTGCTTGAGCAAGGACTGGGTGAGCTTTCGGGTCTGATCTCGGTAAGTAAGCCACGTCTGTTTCATAAACGGACGCGCCGGGATTCCATTTGCCGGAGACCCATATTCATGAATGACCCCCAAAACCGCAACAGTCAACCCAGTGGGTTTCATGGGTCCAATAAACCCCTTCCCACCGTTTTCCATAACCGCAGGACTACCCGCACCTGGTAACCCCACCACCACAAAAGACTTGTTCAGCCCTTTAATGGATGCAATGGCCTTTTTCATTCCCAGGTCTTTTACAACAAATGACTCACTCATTGAATCCTCCAATTATTGGAGGCAGTACCGCAGGACCCGCTGCAACACCCATAAAAGGGCCGCAACCCCTGCGAAGAGAAATCAAACGTAAACCATATACGGATTGAGACAAATCAGCATCACCAGAAGAAACCGTGGGGGTAGCAAATCCAACAGATAAATCACCCTCACGCTTGCTCGTAATTGCACCGCCTTCACCATATTGACGCAACCCAGTAGGACGGGTAGCCATTATATGAGCGGTCATTAAAGCCACTGCCTGATTAGATTTAAGCCCATACCATTTAACATTCACGCGTTCTTGAGCAGCCTCTATTACCAGATTCACGTCAGGATCTGTAGAGTAGGCCGGATTCAGCACTTGCAAATGTTGTAAAATGGTAAGGGTCATAAATTATGCCTTTGCTGTGTCCTTTTCAAGCTCCGTCAAACGCCGATACAACGCTGCACGCACACCCTCACGACCATCTTTATCCAACCATTGCTGGATAACTAAAGGACTGTTCACGGATTCAGCCAACGCTGTAGCTTCTTTAGGTTCTAACTGCCACGGATCTTTAGCCTCCACTTTGGTCTCGGCCTTAATTTCCTTGCCACCAGGCCCCTTATGGGCTTCCACCTCGACTACTTTGGCAGCTACTTCCACCAACGATCCATCAGCAATTTTATCAGCCACATAGCCACGGAGTTGTTCCCACGTGGTCTGATCAATGATGTTTATGCCGGGCACTAAAGTGACCGATTTGTTGGCCACCTTTGGAAAACTTATGGCTCGTGGTTTTGTCCATTTGATAATCATATTATCTCCCTGTTTGAATGAAATACAATAAAGGTATTCCCCAGCAATTGATCTTCCCCGGAGAATACCTGAAATCAAATCCTACTAATGATCAGGCCCCATCAGCCATATACACGGAAGCTGGATAGTAAACTATCACCCCAGCCGTGCGCTGATGACAAATGATCTTGTATTCCAACCCCTCTTGCTGGGGTGGGAACTGCTCAAAGGGCTGTGGAATTTCCAAGGTGAGCTTCATCGGATCACGTGTGTATGCCATGATACGATTGGTCCCATTTGCGCCAGCACCCTTCAATTCCTCTACCCAATCAATTTTGGTAATCATGGTATAGTGAGTCTGAATGAACCAGAGCAAGGTGTGATCCTTGTTTGTGCCATACGGAGTAAATGCCAGATCATTGTACAAACTCATAGGCAAAATCAACGTGTCTGGGGTTTCCTTTCCATTGGTAGCCAAAGGCGCCGCAGTGATTATTCCAATCACATCAGCCAACTTTTCGTCGTCCGTTTTGTCAGCCCACGCTTTAGAGGTACCCGCTGCATTGTTTGCCAAAATGTATTCAGAAATATTTGGATGATTAATGAATCCTTGAAGCCCAGAAGCCTCATCACCAAACCATGCAATGGTATCCTGTTTTTCATCTATGGCACGTCGTGCTGTAATCGCGCGTCTGGATTCCAACTTTGCGTTGGGCTGCATAGCTGCCCTACGAATTTCTTGGATGGTGTACCCGTACGCATCACCGATGGACTTGATTTTCACCGACTTGGCGGTGCCATAAACGTCCACACGAGGGAAATCCTTGGCGTAATCCGCAACAATCTTGGCCATACCAACTTGATCGTACGAACGGTATTCAATGAATTCCGCACCGGGATTCACGTCAGTGTTCACTGGGATCAGCAAGGTTGCCTTGAGGTCTTTGCGAACTACATCATAGGTTTGAGCCTTGATGTGGCGCAATTCGCCTTCAAAATACACTGATTCCGCAGAATCCAAATGATAGAGATCTTTTTGCTTAGTGTTCATAATGGTTTACCTCCTGCTTATGCAGCCTTTTTGATGACTTCTAACAATGCAAGGCCAGCAGCTGTCGTGCCCATCCTGAAACGGCAACCTGTAGCAGTGTTACCACTGGATTCGTCTGTCCACGCACCAGCACTAGTGACATAGGCCTGAGCCTGAGAACCCACTGCATCCGCGACGGGAACCCAAATCAACCCATCACGTACAATATTTACAGTGTCCCCAATATCGTAGTATCCGGGCCACTTTTGAGTAGCACTGGCAACCCCAAAGAACTGAGGCACTGTAGCAGTGTAAGTCCATGTAGGTTGAGTGTCACCTAAAGTGGTGACTGCGGAAACCGTCAAAGCAACCCCAGTGGTACGCATCGAAATGGTACGCGTGGTGGCTGAAGAGGATACAATATCCACCCCAGCCGCTGCAATCTGAGCTACGATAGCCGCGAAAGTCGTTGCATGGTCCGTTGCGAATACCACTGCGGTTTGGGCCACACCATTAATTGTGACGACCGTTGAATTGGCCAGGATAAGATTAGTGCTGAGTACAATGGAGCCCGCATCTACGGTGCCATCACCAGCAATTTCTTCATCCCCCAAATTCAAGAAAATCGGGTCTCCAAAATCAATCTTGCGATTAGCAGACCTGGAAACATCTTCATGCTGAAGGCCAAATTTCAGACCCGCAACAGCTTTATCCATATTACCATATTCCATGATTTACTCCTTGTTGTGATCCTTATTTAGCCGCAGGGTCCTGCCAACCAGCATTCAAACGCGCCAAATACTTTTGATGCGACGCTTCAGCTTCATCCAAATGAGGCTTGCCCGCTGCACCGTCCTGATGAGCTTGACCGCCACCAAATTCTGATCCAGCTACCCGGTTTTGAGAATCTTCACCCGCACCCACTTTGAGCACTTCTTCAGCCCGGTCAAAGCACGCCACACGATATGACGCATCACGATCTTTCAAATCCAGGCTTGGGAATGCCTTAGTAATCACTGCGGTTTCAATGTCCAATTCAGCCATGTCCTTCTTCACTTCCACCCCGGCCAAAGCCGCAACAGAAAGCACTCGGATTCTACGCTGAACAGCAGCTTCCACTTTGGCATCTGCCCCATCCACGTGGGCCTTCACTTCAGATTGAAGCTTGGTCACCTGGCTCTTAAAAGTATCACGTTCAGCTTCCACTGCGGATACAGTTGATTTGTGGGAAATTTCTGCTTCATCCAAACGCTTCTGAGAGGCTTTGAGATCCTCTGAAGCTTTGTACAAAGCCTGAACCACTGGGGCTTCTGCCTCGTATTCCACGCCATCTACATGGCACTTTTTCATATCACCAGGCATACTGCCCTCCTTGTGTTTGGTACTTACTTTTTTGGTCGGTATTACCCCACTAGGGGCCTTAACCGATACATCACAAATGCTATCTGCAGAATCAAAACGCAACGCGACATCATCCCCAGCACGACCACGAGGTACTAATGCCAGATGATTATACACTATTTTACGTTGAATCACATCGTACTGATTGCCCATCCATACACCCGAAGTGTATTCAATCGCGCAATCATACCCACAGCTTAAACAGCTCAATGAATCTTTGGCTTTTGCTACAGCCGTGGCATCCATAATAACCACTGACCCGTACACTCTGTAGGGGTCATTATAAATCGCCTCTCCAACCGTGCCCACGTCATATTTAGCTACATTTGCAGCACTCACAAACCCATCTTCAGTGTCTGGGTGGAGTATAGTAAGAGGCTTCAACTTTAAGGTGTCCAGGGATTCTTGGTTGAACACCTCTTCGGGCAATCGCAATTCCCGGCGTTTAGTGCCATTGGCTTGAGTGTAGGTAAACACCCCAACATTGGTCAAGCACGCACGACCTTTCAGGTATCCCTCTGGAGTCATGGTCATGGGTTCGGTGTTTTGGTCCCAATCCAAATCCATGATATCCATATGAGCCACACGGGTTTCAGCTGCATCCGATTTTTGGGCCCGTTTAGCTGGGATCTTGGTACCACACGCATCACAACGCAACATTGTAGAGTCTTGAGAGTCCACTACTAGTGAACCCTTATTGCATTTAGTGCATGTTCCAAAAGATTTAACCATAATTTTCCCAACAAAAAAGGTCCTACAAATGTAGGACCTCTGATTTCAGTCAGTCAATGGTAATTAATATAATAACTTTTGAACTGTCCGATAAAATTATTTTGATATTTTTTTTGATTCCACCGGAAACCGCTCACAATACTCCACCCGGAGCTCCACCATGTCTGGTCTATCAGCATTAATGTCCACCACGATTCTGCCGTGATGAATATTTCGGGCCACCTGTTTGATGTTGGCCAACACATTTTCAGATAAATCAACCCCCATAGCACTCCCGGTCTGAATTAGTCATTTGAGCATCCAGCTGTTTAAGCTGCTGGGCAGTATCTTCCAATGCAAGTTCATCCTGATCCAACTCGGCTTGGACCCCAGTGGTAAGCTGATGCAGTTGATCAACAGCCTCTGTAGGAGTAAGTGGTTGAAACTCTTCACCCCATAAGAACCGTTCATGTTTACTTGCCATTGTACACCTCCATGTCTACATAAGTAATGCGTTTGTCATAATTCACGTCAGCCCAATCAGGCTTTGTTCCCGGAGGATAAACTTTATGTATGCGTAAAGCCTGATCATGTTTCCCAACAAATTCAGCTTCCACTGAATTGTAATCTAAAGACTTATACTCTAAGGACTTGCCATCCCACTTAGGAACACTAAATAATGGTGCAAAACTATCCCCCTTTTTAGCCATTATCCGACACACCGTTGGATTGTCCTTGCCAGATACCCAATCTTCAGCAAAATCCGGCAAGGTCGTGGTGGACAAATAACCCTTTTCCACATGAAGCGTACCCACCATCTCTGGCGTAAATTTGGTTTTTAAGTCCACCCCACGAAACAACTGCATGTTTTTATTTATATGCACAGAATTTAAGTACTTATCCATATATCCAGTGTATTCTTTTATGCGTTCACTCATGACCCCAGCACGTAATGATGCATTCCACTCACGATACCCCTCACCACGATACATATGCAAAGCCGTGGTAGTGTCCAAATCCAATGTCTTGTCCTTAAATAGGGCTTTGATTTGAGGAGTGTACTCAGCCACCTCTTTATCATAATCCTTGATCTTAACAAAATCGCTCACCTTTATGGG